CCATAGATACTTGCAACAACCAAGATCCATAAATTTGTAAACCAACTTGGTAGTGCTGCAAAGTGTTCAAAGAAAATATTTACTTTGTCCATCGCACTCGGATCGTCACTTACAACTGCCCAGGCCAGAATTGCTATGGGGGCCGAGAGGATTATGAGAACCGCCTCGTCCTTCCAGTCAGATTGCCTAGCCTCAAGTAATTTACCTTGGTAAGCTTCCTTACCTTCAGCCATACGAGATGCGTGCATAAGCTGTGCATCTGACATAGCTATTTTCGTCTTCTGTTTGTTAGCGTAAATTTTACTACCCGCAGAAACGGCTAATTTAATTGCCGATAACCACATTTAGTACCACTTAGCTTTAACAGGTTTTTTATCAGCTCTCATTCTTTTAGTTCCTCTAACATCTACTGTTTGAGTTTCTAAAGGATCTGTTGCTTCGATAGTTTTACCGCCTGTTTGGTAACCATCTGCGCCAACGCCAAGTTCTTTTTCGATCTTAACGTCTTTGTTCATAAAAGTCTGACCTCTTTGCCAATCTTTGCTCATAATGTTTCTCCTTGATTATATTATAGTTAATTTTTCTTGAAATTTCTACCAAAATCGTGAATTTTACTAGCATTAGACATCTCTTGTCGTCTAAGACTGTTTTGATTTGATAGAATTGTTTTAGTTAGCGAAGTTTCAGAGCGTAATTCTGCTAAATCTTCGTTTTGCTCTAGTTTATCTTCAGTGTTTTGTTGGTTCATCATAGCTTTCATAGTATCTAAGCTAATTCTGCCTTCATCAAACGCAGCTCTAGCTTGATTTTGTCTTGCTTTAAGGTCTAGTTCTCTAGTTTTTAGTTTAATTAGAGGATCTCCACCAAATTCACTGATAACTTTTTGTTCTTCATCCATATAATCTTTAGTTAGCTCTGCAATCAACACAGCTTTTCTAGCATTCATATTTTGTGTCAATTGATTTGCTTGTTGAACAAGCTGTTGATTATTAGGATTTTGTTGTAACTGCATTTGCATTTGTCTTGCTTGAATTAATTCCTCTTTAAACTCTAATTGAATTTGTTCTTGAGACATTAAACTAATTCTTTCCAAAATATTTTTTTGTAATGCACCCATAACCATAGGATTGTTTTGTACACTGTTAGATTTCATAAAGTTTAAATGTGAATCAATATGTGCTTTGTGATCTTGTCCTTGAAAGGCTTGAAAAGGTTTACCTGCCAACGCTGCAATTTCTTCCATACTCGGATCAATTGGAGTAGGTTGTGCCGGTGGGGGTAAAATTGATGCAATATTTTTTACTCCTAAAGCTTCATACATAGACCTATACGCTTGGTATAGGTTATGTAGTTGAGGATTCGATTGCGCTAATTGAAGTTGTGATTGCGCCATCGAAATTCTTTGAGTTTGTGAAAATATATTTGGATCTGCAACTGGTAGAATATCTATTCTATCATCAAAGTCTGAGACCTTAACATTTCTAGCAGCACCGGGTACATCGTAAGGATATACAGGTGGTAGATATGTTTTAAATACATTCGCTAATAATTTAAATTCTTGTTTAAGTCCTACGTACAGTCTTTTGTGTATGGCTGACATTACACGTGAACCACGTTCCAATAATGCTACTGTCGTACCGACGGCGGCTTGTTGGTTCATATCACCCACTTGCATATCTGCGATGGCCGCGAAACGTTGACCAGCTGATACTACAATACCCATTAATTGTAATAATGTTTGATCGGGACCTTTGAAAGGTAAAGTCATAAATTGATCTTTAATATTTCCACCAGGTGCATCTACATCTCTAAACTCACCAGGTTGTAAGGGTTGTGCATCATCTCTAACTCTAATACCACGAGATTTAAATCCAGCGGGTAAATTAGCTAAAGTTCCAGCATCAAGTAATTGTCTTAACGCAGCTGTAGCTGTTCTTGTTAAACCACCAATCATATGAATTAAACCAAAGCCATAAAAACCAGTACCTGGTAAAAATTTAAACTGAACAAAGTAATTAATTTTTTTCATCATTGTATCACCTTGATTGTAGTTTCTTCTAATTGATAAAACAGTTTGATTGGATTCAGCTATTGTTATGACGTAAGGAAGTTTAATACCTGTTTCTTCTCCATCTTCACCCATATCTTCATAACCTTCTAAATCTAAATTTGTATGAATTTCTAATAAAGTGTATTGATCTTCTTGACCATCTTTTTGAATTCCTTCAAGTTCTAATTTTTTATCTTGTAATTCGTTTTGAGTTACAGGGGGCGAACCTAAATCTACATCTCTGTAAAATCCTGCAACTTGTTGTTTTCTTAATTCATTCTCTGAAATTTTAATAACGTGTACAACCGCTTCTGCGTCATCTAAAGAGTTAGCTGAATAAGGTACAATTAAATCATCTGCCGGTACAAATTTAGAAACGGCTCTACCTAAAAGGTCGTCATAATAAACTTTCTTAAAGGTAGAACCGGACAGGGGTAGATAGAAAAGCATTTGATCAAATTCTGGTTCATATTCTTTCATCTGATCCATAATTTGATAATTCATAAAATCTCTTACACGGTGTGCTTGATCTTGTTTCTCTGGAGATGTAGCTCCTAAAATTTGCGTTCTTACCGGACCGTCGGCTGGTAATAATTCTTTGTAAGCTTGCGCTTGAAATTGTGTAACTGCTTCTGCAAGAACTGGATGATTGACACCACTGGCTCCTCTGAAAGGTTCTGTTCTTCTCTCATATTTAAATCCTAATAGTTCTAAACCTTCTCTATAAGATTGTTCCCAATCTCCTCTAGATTCTTTGTACTCTGTGTATTGATCAAATAATTTATTTCCTAATGGAGATAAAACTCCATCGTCTAATGATTCAGCTAAGTTAGCAAAATGATCTTGAGCCATTGATGGGTCAAGTGCATTTGGATCAAAAGATACTTCAGCACCACCTTCGTCATCCATTGTTACTTCTACGTCTTCTGATTTTTGAACAATGTCTTCGTTAGGTGTTTCTACTTCAGTTACTTCTGTTTCTTTAAATTCTTCGTCGCTTACTGATTGATTTGGTAAAGCGTCATCTATTTCTGCCATATTTATCCTTTTAGTTTAAACATTGTTGCAAGTCCACCTTTTGAAAATTTTTTTTTAAATCTTATTTTATATTCAGGGTTACCTGTTTCTATATTATATATCATAGTTCCACCAATACCTTCACCATCTTTGTTGAAACCCATTCCAACGTTCCTATCTTTATAGCCACCTTCACCTAAAAATAATTCTTCATTATCTTTTTCGACTTTAGATCTATCTTTACCATATCCATAACTTGCGAGAATGTCTATTTTTTCAGATATAGGTATATCTGCTCTTACAATAGCATTAATTGATTCATTATCCATTGTAATGCCTTTTGGTGCACCTTGTATCTGTTGTTTACCAGATTTAGATCCTGAAGCTTTAACATCAATCATATCTAAAAAACTTTTTTTATCTATTTTACCACCATCTTTGTATCCAATGATACCACCATCTTTTTCTCCACTACCGTAATCTTGTGTACTAGCTCCAGCATAACTTCCATCAGCTCCTTCATATGAAGCTTGAGTTGCTGCATCAGCTCCACCTTGGCCGTAGTCTCTACCTTGAGAAGCATATTGTTGTCTAATAGCTTCAATTTTTGCTGCATCACTTTTTGCTTTTGCTGCAGCTTCACTAGCTATTTTGTCTTCATAAGCTTTTTTCTCTGCGATAGCTCTATCAAGTTTTGCTTGTTGAAATTTTGAACGAGTTTTATAACCCATCATTTTATCAATATAATTTTGTAGTTGCTGAGCATAATCATTTGTTCCAAAACCTGATACAACATTTTGACCAGACAATACTGAACCCGGTCCATACTTTGCTAAACCAGAATTAGGATCGTTTCCAATCATCATTTGACCATCTGTAAATTTTAAATTATCAGACGTTCCGGTAATTCTTGTTCCTGTTTGTCCTCCTAAAAAATCCATTTGTGGTTGAAGGTCAGGATTATAATTCATAGCATTAGGGTTTAATGGATTTCTTTTATTAGCTAAAGCCATCATTGGAGTAATTG